AACAAAATACTCTGAATAAGTTGTATCATTAAAAACATTGTCAAAAGTCACAGCTCCAGTAGAGTTTGCACTTGGTTCAACTTGTGCAAGTTTAACTGTGTTTCCACTTGCTACTGCTGACCACTCTGGATCATTAGCACCTTGTTTAAGATAATAACCTGCTGTACCTTTTGGTAGTCTAGTTAATGCACTTGCACCTTTGTAGACAATATCTCCTCTAGTCGTAAGTGTTGATGTTAAATCAGTTCCATCACTTCCATCAGTACCTTTAGCCGCAAGTTTAGTCCAATAAGCAGTTTGAGATGTTGCTTGTGTTCCTGCTCCATGAGCTTGAATACAAATATAAGTTTCGTTTCCGTGAGTTACAATGTCATCAACAACATAAGCTACTGATGCGTAAGCTCCTCTGAATACTGGTTTAATTCTTCCTAAATTTAATGTAGCCATGTTTAACCTTTATTGTTTTTTTTTATAATTATCTACGCACATTATTATATCGTGCATACCAATATGGTATTTGAGATACTAAATGTCATTCCTGATGCTCCAAAAATAACATCATCAAAACCTGCAAAATCAGATTCAGATAAGTTATCTGCTCCTTCGTTAGTTGTAGTTACTATTAATTGACCATCAGAATTAGTGTGAAATCCATATACTTCTGGAGAAGAAGCTTTTTGATAAGTAAGAGCATTACCTGCGTTATTAACAACAAGAGCATGTCCTGCTGTTCCAATACTTGAAGGTGTGTCTGTTAAATCATTAATTGATATATTAGCTAATTCAAATGTTCCATAAGCAACTATATCTACAACATCACCTGCTGCTAAAGCTGATGCAAATACTATAGAATTTCCAGATGTTCCTGTAACGTCTGTTCCTAATATTTGCTTAACCCCATTTAAATAAATATCTATAAATCCTGCATCATAAGCTAAAACTTTACTTGATGCTTCTGCATATCCTGTACCAGATGCACCAGATAAAGTTGTAGGTGTACCAGTAATATTATAAATAAATCTATCTGCTGTACCATTAACTGTTGAACCTGCTGCTGCCCAACCACTTGATTTGTAAACTTTTAATTCATTAGCAGTAGTGTCAAAATATAGGTCACCCAAAGTTAGTGAAGTTGAGGGTGCTGAACTTGCAATTCTATAAACATCAGCAAAGTTTTGTACTGCTGCTAAATTTGATGAAACGTTTGATACTGCTGCATGAGCATTTGCTAAATTAGTTAAATTAGTAATACCTGCAAGAGTTGCCATATTTGTTACATTGGTAGATGTACCAAGTGTAGCCATTGCAGTTACATTTGCCGAAGTACCTAATAATCCCATGTCAGTAACTACAGCACTTGTTCCAAGTAATCCCATTGCAGTTACATTTGCAGAAGTTGCTAATAAATCCATGTCAGTTACTACTGCTGAAGTACCAAGTAATCCCATATCTGTAATAACACCAGAAACACCAAGTAATCCAATTTCTGTTGCTTTACCTGCTACTGCTGTTACTGAAGTATCTATACCACCTACAATATTAACATTTACAATATTGTTTGCTACAACCTCTATTTCAGATGTAGTTTCATTTAAATCATCAGCTACAGTTTCTACTTCCGAAACTGCTTCTGCTAAATCATTTGCAACTGCAACTACTTTTGCAATATCTGCTGCTACTGTATTTACTGAACCTATATTTGATGCTACTAAATTTATATTAGTTGCATTTGAATGAACTCCAGATACAGCTGTTGAAATACTTGAAACATTTGAAACTGCAGAGGCTATTCCTGCAATAGTTTGTATATCAGTTATATCTTGAGCAAATTCTAATCCATTACCAGAACTGTTTACTGATAATACTTTGTTTGCTGCAAGGTTTGGAAAAGTAATATTAAAAGTATTTGCTGTTGTTGCTGCAGCTTTAGGAGAGAATTTTAAATCTCTTTCTACTTGCTGAATCATAGCAATAACTTTATCTAATTCTGTATTTAACGAGTCAATTTGAAATGCACCTGAAGTTGGAAAGTCTGTTGATCTTGCTACTGCTAAATCTCTATAAATTGTAATAACATCATTAAGGGTAGCCCCTCCCCCTAAAGTAATTGATCCACCACCAGAAACTCCTGCTCCAGTTACCGAATATTGTGAAGCCGATGATGGTGAAGCATTAAAAGTTAATAATGTTGTACCATTATATACTTTAATGTCAGATGTAGTAAAAAATTCAAATGGTACAGAAAAACTTGTTTGTCCACTTGTTGATGTATATTGAACTCGAGGTTCTGTATCAGATATAGTAATAGCCATTATTTAAATCTTAATCCTTTTTGTATGTCGTCAAACAACCAATCGAGATACCATACATTCTGAAAAGGAATTAACCTACGCACATTTTTAGCTGTGTGGTGATTATATTTGTTTCCCCCAACATCAAACATGATGTCAAAGATATTGTATATTTGACCTCCAGAAGCTCCAAAGACTGTTCCCATTTTCCATCTAGTTGAAGATCCGTATGGTTTTTTTTCTCCTAACATTGGGCTAATACCAAATCTATTATCAGTTAAAGTTTCTATTGCTTTGTTAACATCAGTATAAATTCCTGCTAATCCTGATCTATCAAAAGCATTTAGAAGTTTTTGTGTTAATGATAATTTTGAATAATCTCTATTAAATCTATATTTATGGTAGATACCATCAATAAGCATACCAGAACCCATAAGCATCATAGATCCAAATAAGAAATCTAAATCACGTTCTTGCATACCTCTCATCAACATTCTTTGAGTTGCTGACATAGCAAATTTTTTAAATTGAGCTATTGTTGAACCTAATTCTTTACTCATCCATTTAGGAGTATCTCCTAAACCTGGAGTAACAATTGTAATATTAATATCTTTATTAAGAGCTGCACCAAAAGCATCAACAGCTTGTTTATCTGACCATTGAGAAGTGTTAGCCATAAAATTACTTTTTGTTTTAGTACCATGTTCATTAAATTGATTTGCTATTCTTCTAGCCATATCTTTATCAATACCTGAAGATGATAATGCTGTTTTCCATTTATCTGATAAACCACCTTTACCCCAAGCAATTGAATCTTCTAAAATTCTAGAACCAATAGTAACAGAAGCCATAGACTTAGCCATTTCTGTCCATCTTGACATAAGGTTAATATACATAAAGTTTACTGCTGATAATTTACCCATACCACCTTCAAACTTATTTGCTAAACCAAACATATCTCCTACATCTGCAAATAGCATAGCTCTTTGACCTGTAACCATATCAACTGCTTCACCAAAAGATTGAGCTTCTTTTTTACCCATCTTAAATAATTTTCCATCGTTAAGAAAATCTCCAAACATTTCAAACTGAGTTCTAAAACCTCTTTTAACTCCAGAAGTCATAGTGATACGAGCTATATCAGGAATGGCTGCCATAAATCCTGTAAGCATAGTTAATGCGTTGTAGTGTTTCATTGTTCTCATTGCTACCGAAGTCCATGCATGAGGATTAGCAGGTAAACCATATGTTCCTTTAATAAGCTCTATTCCTGCTTCAAGATCACCTAATATTTGATCTCTTTCTTTTAAAAGATTAGCTCTATTAACTTTTTTACCCATAGCCATTTTCATGTTGTATTCATTTGCAACACTCATAAGACCAGGGCTAAATCCAGCCATTTCACCATCATCAATAAACCTATAACCTAAACCATTAGGATCTCCGTATTTTCTTGTAAGTAAAATGTCAGGTATCATTTGTCTTGCATATATTTTTTGTAAAGCAAATATGTCAGACATAATCATACCAGCATCTATTAATTCTATTTGTGCTTGTTTATCTAAGTTTAATTCTCTAGATCTGTTAGCTCTTGCGTATCTTGGATCTTTAAATACATATCTTTGATTAGCTTCATAATCTCCTTTTCTTGGTTTGATAAAAGGAAAATGATTAGATAAATCTTCAACTAATTCATTTAATTGAGCTTTATTAATAGGCACACCTTTTCGAGTATAAAATCTTTCTATGA